AAAGGCTGCACGCAAAGCCGCCGCAAGCAAACTGAAGAAGATGATCACTGCGGACCCGAAGGGCACGCCTGTTGACGCTTCTGATTACAGCCCACCCGAACCGCTTGGCGCAACAAGCCAGACGGGCATGCGCCCTGTCAGCAAGCGCCAATTCAAGCGCGGCGGCAAAGTCGTCGGCCACGTTCACGGTGAAAAAGCGCATCACCACGCCGGTCGCAAACCCCGCAAAGCTGGCGGCAGTGCCATGCCTCCTGTTGACCGGTTAGTCAACCGCGACATGAAGAAGGCGAACGAATATCGTGACGGCACAAAGCACGTCGGCGGCATGAAGCGCGGCGGTCGCACCCACAAAGACATGGGCGGCGGCATGATGAACCCGCAGGCAGCGGCAGCCGGTGCCATGCAGGATCCGCGCATGATTGCAGCCGCACGCATGGCGGCATCCAATCGCGCAAATGTTCCGCAAGCAATGTTGCAGTCAATGCCGACCACGTCAAAAATTTCTCGTGGCGCAGGCCTCAAGAAGGGCGGCAAGGCACACCGGTCGCATAAAGACGCTGGCGGCGTTCCTGTGCCTCCTACGATGCCTGACGACATCCGCGCGCTCCGCAATCGTTCGCGTGCATTGCCTGGCGACGACATCACGACGTCAACAGGTGCACGCACCGAGAACCGCAAGCATGGTGGCAAAATGAGCCATCCAGATGAAGCGGCTGACAAAAAGTTGATCAAGAAAATGGTCAAGGGTGCCGCATTGAAGTGTGATGGCGGTGCTATGTCCAAAGTGACCGGCACACGTCCGACCGGCGGGCGCATTGCACGCAAGTCAGGCGGCGCGGCAGGCAAAGGCAAGATGAACGTCAATGTCATCGTTGCTCCGCACGGCGGTCAGCCTCAGGGCGGAATGGGTATGCCTCAGGGCGGCATGCCTCCTCGTCAGGGCGGCGCTGTTCCTGTTCCGATGCCTCCGCAGGGCGGCGCTCCCATGGGCGGAATGCCAATGCCGATGCCTGTTCCGATGCCAATGCCTATGGGCGGTGGCGCTCCGCAGGGTGCTCCGCAAATGGGCCGCAAGGCTGGTGGCCGCGTGTATCGTTCCTATAAGGACATGGACGCTGGCGCTGGCAGCGGTGAAGGACGTCTGGAAAAAATGGAGATCCAGAAGCGTCGATAAGTTTTGTTGGGTGCCTCCTGTACCAACAAAAACGGCGACCGGCAGTTTCCCCCTCTCCCCTGCCGGTCGCTTGTTAAATCTTAAAGAGGGGAAAATTGAGAGGGAAAAATGCAAACTTACTCTGACTACTACGAAAAATTGTTGCGAGACATGATCCAAGACGCCATCGACAGGTTAGCAGGAAACCTGTCGAACGGTTACGGCATCAACGATTTTGCTCAATACAAACAACAGGTTGGTCAAATCATCGGGCTTCGTGCGGCACTGGAAATGTGCAACGAGGCGCGTGAGGATGCCAATAAAGCAATGCGTTAAAAGAGGGGAACTACAATGGCTATTGTTATGAAGCATGCGGTCGATCCGCGCGAAGTGATCATGAAAAACGTCGGCGACTTGTCGTCGGTCGAAATTTTCAACAATCAAATCCTTGTCGCTATTTATATCCGCCCAGAAAAAACTTCTGGCGGGGTTTTATTACCAAACCAGACACGCGACGAGGACAAGTGGCAAGGCAAAATGGGCCTTGTTCTGAAGAAGGGGCCGTCAGCATTCGTTGATGAGTCGCAAAATTGGTTCAACGGCGTCGATGTTGCCGTTGGTGATTGGGTTTTCTTCCGCCCTTCAGACGGTTGGGGACTCGAAGTCAATGGCGTGTTGTGCCGGTTGCTTGATGACACTGTCATCCGTGGCCGCACTCCTGGCCCAGACATGATTTGGTAAGGATATAAATTATGGCGAAAAAATCAGAACAATTGGAAATTGAATTAGATCCGATTGAGACTAAAGTTGAAGAACCTGAAGTCGAGGTTGTCGAGGCAGAGGCAGAGCCGGAGGCGAAAGGCAGCAATGTTCTTTTGCCAGAGGACGGCATCAAGGAGTTGCAGGCAAAGCTTGAAAGCGAGCGTCAGGCCCGCATTTTGGCAGAAAGACGTGCTCAGGAGGCTGCCGAGCGCGAATTTAAAGCCAAAACCGAGACTGAAGACACGCAAATTCATCTCATTAAAAATGCGATGGACACGGTCAAGCGCAACAATGACTTGTTGAAGGCGCAATACCGTGACGCGATGGCCGTAGGTGACTATGACTCGGCGGCCAACATTCAGGACGCCCTATCGGCCAACCACGTCAAGTTGTCTCAACTTGAGGCTGGCCACAAGGCCATGCAGGACCGCCCGAAACAGGCAGCGCCTCAGCCGCAGTATTCGGATCACATTGAGGCTTTGGCGTCTCAAGTGACTGAGCCGTCGGCGCAGTGGCTGCGTGCCAATCGTGATCGTTTGGGCAATCAAAAGACCATCGACAAGATGTTTCGCGCGCATGCGGACGCCATGGACGACGGTGTGATACCCGACAGCCGCGAGTATTTCGATTATATCGAAAACCGTTTGGGCTTTAAAAAGTACCAGCCGGAGCCGGAAATTGACGCCATGTCAGACGCGGCAAAGGTTACACAGCGCCGGTCGTCACCGCCCGCAGCGCCTGTTTCCCGAAGTGGGAATGGTACCGGATCCACTCAAAATGTTGTGCGTTTGACCGCTGCAGAGCGGGAAATGGCGCAAATGATGGGCATGACCGACAAGGAATACGCCCTAAACAAAGTCGCGTTGCAACGCGAAGGCAAACTGAATTAAGGATATTGATTATGGAAAATACTACACCTAAGGGGCTTGCAGCCCGCGTAAAAACTTCACGCTTTGCAAAGAAGCCTGCAGTTACTTCAGATACCGACTTGGAGCAGGCTATGGCCTCCACCGAAGCGGCTCCGTCCCGTCAATCGTTACGCCCTGACCTGCGTGAGGAAAGCCCTCTGGAACGTGCCAAGCGCCGTGCATCGGAAATTAAGGGCCACATTGGCAGCGACTTGGATTCGGGCGTTGATGAATTTTACATTCCCCTCGACATTATCCCGCCAGGCTGGGACTACGAGTGGAAGCGTAAATTGTTGGTCGGTCAGGAAGATCCGGCATATCAAGTGGCGCTTGCCCGTCAGGGTTGGGAGCCTGTGCCTGCCTCTCGCCACCGGTTTATGATGCCGGAGGGGCACTACAACACCATTGAACGCAAGGGCATGATCCTGATGGAGCGTCCGCTGGAGATCACGGAACAGCACCGCGCCATTGAACGGCGCAAGGCTGCACTTCAAGTCCGCCAGAAGGAACAGCAATTGGCCGGAGCGCCTGAGGGGCAATTTGGGCGTGACGATCCGCGTGTTCAGCCAAAGATTAAAAAGAACTTTGAGCCGATCCCATTTGACGAATAAGGGGAGGGGGCATTTGCCCCCTTTTCTTTTTGAAATTTAGTGTTATGATGTCGTCTGCTCCCCCCGGCGTGGGAGTTAAACCTTGTCCCGATCATAGTCGCCCCGGTGTGCGATGATGGATCTTTCCCGTAAAAAGGAGAACCCGTCATGGCGAACACCAATACGCCTTTCGGTTTTTCGCAGACACGCGGAACTGGTTCGGCCCCGACTTATGAACAAGTCCCAGGCCTGATTGCTTCCAACAACGGTACTGCGATTTATTTCGGCGACCCTGTCGTCCAATTGTCTTCTGGCTACATTGCTCAAGCGTCCAGCAACTCTGCCGCTAACGGTATTGCTGGTATCTTCGTCGGTTGCCAGTATCTTTCCACTTCTCAGAAGCGCACTGTTTGGTCAAACTATTGGCCTGGCTCAGACGCCAACGGTGACGTGACTGCGTACATCATCAATGACCCAAATGCTCAGTTCCTCGTTCAGGCTGGTGGCTCGACCACTGCCATTGGCGTGGCTGACATTGGCGCAAACATCGGCTTTGGTATTGGCACTGGCAACACTGCAAGCGGCATTTCTGGCGCTTATGCAGACCAGACCACCATCAATACCACGAACACCCTTCCCTTCCGCATTGTTGGTCTCGTTGCAACGCCTCCTGGCGCACCTGGCACCGACATTACAACTGGTTACAACCGCGTCATTGTTGCGTTTAACAACGTAGCGACGAAGCAGTTGACCGCCATCTAAGGAGTAAAGTGTCATGGCTGTTAATTTAAGTGCCATTAAAGACCTTCTGCTCCCAGGCTTGCGTGGGATCGAAGGCAAGTACGAGATGATTCCATCTCAGTACGACAAAATCTTTACGAAGCACGATTCAAAGCTTGCTTTGGAACGTACAGCTGAAATGCGCTTCTTGGGCCTTGCCCAGTTGAAGACTGAAGGCGGTCAGACTTCGTTCGATAACGGCGCCGGTGAGCGTTATGTCTATAACCAAGAACACGTTGAAATTGGTTTGGGCTATGCAATCACCCGCAAAGCTATCGATGACAACCTCTATAAAACCCAGTTCCATCCTTCGAACTTGGGTCTTATCGAAGCGTTCCAACAGACCAAAGAAATTTACGGCGCCAACGTGCTCAACACTGCGACGACGTACAATGCTTCTATTGGCGGTGACGGTGTTGCTCTCTGCTCCACTTCGCATCCGATTGATGGTGGTACTGTTGCAAACACACCTACAACTCAGGTCGATTTGAACGAATCCACATTGCTTAACGCAATGATTGCAATTCGTACAAACTTCCGCGACCAAGCTGGTTTGAAGGTGTTTGCTCGTGGTCGTAAACTGATCGTTCCGCCACAGCTTGAACCTGTAGCAATCCGTCTGACGAAGACTGAATTGCGTCCAGGCACTGCAGACAACGACGTCAATGCTATTTTGACCACGGCTGGCGGCTTGTCCGAAGGCTATATGGTCAACGACTTCTTGACCTCTGCTTATGCTTGGTTCCTGCTCACGAACATTGACGGACTCTCCTACATGGAGCGCATCAAGTTCGAAACCGATATGCAAGTCGATTTTGTCACTGACAACTAGCTT